TGGGTTATTTTACTCCTTATTCTAGGTTGGCTCTTGCCAACGCCTACAGAAATTGCTAGAGGTTTTATAAACTTTGTGCTAAGATTGTTTGGACGAAAGGATAACCCCAAGTATGACAGGTACAAAACATGAGTATACCTGAACGAGTCAAAAACAAAATGAAGGCTGTTGGTCTTAAAGGGGTCAACAAACCACAACGTCTAAATGACAGTAGTGGTAAGTCTCATCACGTTATGGCTTCAGAAGGGGGTAAATATAAATATATCAAGTTTGGTCAGAAGGGTGTAAAAACCAATCAGACTGCAGGACAGAGAGAGGCGTTTAAGTCTCGCCACGCAAAGAACATATCAAAGGGTAAAATGTCTGCAGCATACTGGGCTGATAAAGTAAAGTGGAGTCCCTCCAAAACAAAGTCACCTTCTAAGAAATGGAAAAAAGGATCTTAAGATAATGAACAAAAAAGAAATAGCAGTAGTCACAGCATGGATAGGTTTTGCTTCCTTACTAGCAGCAACAACATCTTATGCCAAAGATTTTTCTGTAGCAGGACAAACACTGTCTCTTGGTGCAGACACAGACATTAATTACACAACTGGTTCAGAAGACTGGGAATGGGAAATGACACCATCAGCAGGTTTGTCTGCTATGGGTATTGGCCTAACTATGTCTACTGACATTGATATGCTGACTCTTGACGAAGGAGATATCTTTCAAGGTCTAGACTTTACAGCAGACTACACAGTTCCAAGCACAAACATTAGCTTGTACACTGAAGTATCTACAGATGCTGACCTAGAATTTGGTGACGTAACTGTAGGGGCTACAGTCAGCTTCTAATGTGGATAGCATTTATGCTCCTCTGTACTGGACCTTCTGCATTATCTTGCGAGGTCATGGCTAAAACAGAATCAACGTTTGTTACAGAGGAAGCATGTATTCAAGAGGCATTAGTAGTAGCTAGATATTTTCAGAGCCAGGGGTATCTAGCAATACCAGAATGTAAAAAAATTAAGGTAGGATTAGGTGTGTAATGTCTACAGTAGAAAAAGTATCAGGGGGCTATCGTTACGGTAAAACTGGAAAAGTTTACAAAAGACGTATCGATGCTGTAAAAGCAGGTGAAAAAGCCAAAGCTAAAAAAAGCAGCACAGGTCACTCTAAAGGTGGGATGACAAAGAAGAAGACCACTGGTATGTCTACAGGTGGATCTACTAGTAAAGTTAACGAGTCAGGTAATTATACTCAGCCCACAAAAAGAGAAAATATGTTTAAAAGAATAAAAGCAGGAGGTAAAGGCGGTAAGCCTGGTCAGTGGTCTGCTCGTAAAGCTCAGATGTTAGCCAAGCAGTATAAAGCTGCAGGAGGAGGATATAAATCATGAAAAGATATTTAAAAAGATTGTGGTGTGCAATTATCAATCGTAAGTGTCACCCAGAATGTGACTGCTGTTAAGAAATGAAAGCACCTCAGAAATCGTTGAAGGATTGGGGGAAACAGAAGTGGAGAACTTCTGATGGATCTCCCTCTAAGGGTAAGAAGAGGTACTTGCCCGACAAGGCTTGGAAAGCTTTAAGTCCTGGAGAAAAGGCTGCTACTAACAAAGCCAAGGCTGCAGGAAATAAAAAAGGAAAGCAGTTTGTTGCACAGCCTAAAAAAGTAGCAAAGAAAGTTAAACCATATAGAGCTAGTAAGGGAGGTCTAGCTAGAAAGAAAAAATAGAATGCCATTTCTTACTAGCAGCATCCCATACTTCAAAGCATGGGTACGAAGAGAATACACAAAGAACCTAGAGGAATACGAGGGTGAGTTCTTACACGCAATGGTCATAGGTGTGACCACCATGCCAAATAGAACCCTGAGTTTCCAAGTTATATTTACAGGTTGCGAGTCAGACTTTGATGACTCAGAGAATATACATGGTGGTGCAATGTGGGCAAGGATGCCTCTTACAGCACTCGTGGCAGATACCCCCCTTGAGGCTTGGCCTACACAGCTACCACCATACTTAGCACAACCCTGGGATTGTATGTCTCATACACACTCAGTATACAAATTAGAAAGAGCTTCACCTGCTCCCTGGATAGCAAAGGTTGATGGTGAGTTCTATCCTGCAAAGTATTACTTCACTGTAGACTACACAGACAACGAAGTAGCAGACGATCCTGCTCAACATAAACAGTCTCATGTCTTAGAGTTGTTAGACGCAGGAGAATACACAGGTAACATTGTTGCGTTGCCCAATAATAGAGTGAGAGTAACTCACCCTGCTTGGTTTGAAACTGGACAAGGTGCTCCAGACTTTAAACCTAATCAGCACATATATAACTCAAAAGAAGACGTAGACTATGTATGGGATACGCAACGAGTCTTTAACAATTTGTATAGTGAGGAAGAACAATGAAAAAGATAAAGAAAAAAGGTTACTCTAAAGGTGGAGCTAACATGAAGAAAAAAGGCTACGCAATGGGTGGAGCCAATATGAAAAAGAAGGGCTACTCTAAGGGTGGTGCTAACATGAAGAAAAAGGGTTATGCAGCAGGTGGCTTGAAAGCTCCTGGCTCAGGTAACACAGGTCTTAAGAAACTACCTAAAGAAGTTCGTAACAACATGGGTTACATGAACAAGGGTGGAATGCCTAAAAAGAAAAAAGGTTATGCCAAGGGTGGCATGAATGACATGCGTAAGACAGGGATGTTTTATGGTGGCATGACTAAAAAGGGTAAGAAATGAAAATAGAAGATAACAAAGTAATAGATCAGTATGGTGCTGTTCTAGCTGAGTATATTCGTGGGGAGTGGCATACTAAAGACCCTGCAGTTTTAGAGTTTGTTATGAGTGAGGATAAACCTGAAAAGAAAAGAGTTCGTGCCAGAGATGAGAAGGGTAGGCTTAAAGCTGATGATCCTTCTACTCCTAATATTAACGAAGCTTGGATGCCAGAAGCATAACAGGGTTGCAAATTTGTCACTAGTATAGTATAACTACTAACATATAACTATCCTTGCCTAGTTAGGGCTAACACAACAAAAGGATAGTTACATGTTTAAAAGAATCTTCAACAGAATAATAGAAGCAAGAACAGAGTCAGCAAGACGTAAGATTGCACGTATACAACTTAACAGAATGACTGACAGAGAACTAAAAGATTTAGGTATCGGTAGGCACGATATAGAAAGAGCTATACTCTACGGTAAATCTATCTGAAAGAAACAAATAATTTTATTGATGATAGTAGGAGTACTTTGGGAGGAGGCTCGTGGACCCAGTAACAATAATTTCAGGGGCTTCTATAGCCTTCAACGCCTTGAAGAAAGGTTTTCAGGTGGGAAAGGATCTCAATGATATGAGTTCCCAACTGACGCAGTGGGCAGGTCATATGGCTGATTTAGGTCAGGCTGAGAAACAAAATAAGAACCCTCCCTGGTGGAAAGCTCTAAATGGACAGTCGATAGAAAGTGAAGCCTTGGCTATTTTCACTGCGAAGAAAAAAGCAGAATCCATGCGTCAGGAGCTAAAAGACTGGATTAGTTTTAGCATGGGGCCATCAGCCTGGGATGAGCTTGTAGCCACTGAGGGTAGAATTAGAAAACAAAAAAGAGATCAAGAGTATCGTAAAGCAGAAATACAAGAAGCAATAGTAACCTGGGGTATTACAGGTATTCTTCTTGTATCAGCAATTGGTATTCTTGTCCTCGTAGCATATATGGTGAAGAATGGCTAGACAACTTACAGAAAAACAACAAAAGTTTCTTGATGTCCTTTTTGAGGAAGCAAAGGGTGATCCTGTTCAGGCTAAGAAACTAGCAGGTTATGCTGATGCTGTATCATCAACAAGTATTGTTAATGTGTTGACAGATGAGATTGCAGACCTTACAAAGAAGTTTATAGCACAATCTTCAACTAAGGCTGCGTACACTATGTTTTCTGTTATGGCTGATCCTACTGATCTAGGTGTAAAAGAAAAGATGTTAGCAGCTAAAGATATTTTAGATCGTGCAGGTTTTACTAAAACAGATAAGGTAGAAGTAAAAGCTACAGAGCCTTTATTTATTTTACCTGCGAAAGAAGATGAGTAAAAGAGCTTCAAAGGCATTACATCCAACTAACATTGATTGGCACATACCTTTAAGAGGAGAACAAGGGGAATGGTATCCTTTAATAAGGGTGGGGAGACACGTACCCTTTGGGTACAAACAAGACGAAAAAGATGAAATGCTTTTAGTACCAATTCCTGAAGAACTTGAATTATTAGAAAAAGCTAAGTTGTTCTTAAAAGATTATAGTCTAAGGCAAGTAGCTAAGTGGTTATCAGATAATTCTGGTAGGTATATTTCTCATGTAGGACTTGACAAACGTGTCAGAATGGAAGAAAAAAGAAGAAGAGCATCTTCAAACTATCGACAGTATGCCAAAAAATATAAAGAGGCGGCAAGGAAGTCGAAGAAGATTGAAGAAAAAAGAGTTGGTGGTAGAAACACCAGAAGTCTTGACCCAGATGAGGACTACATCAAACTCGAAAGAGGGGAGTGCTGTCCCTTCTGTGGTCAAACAAGAAGTAATATTTCAACCTAACCCAGGTCCACAGACTAGGTTTTTAGCTGCGACAGAACAAGAAGTACTATATGGAGGAGCAGCAGGGGGTGGAAAGAGCTATAGCTTAGTTGCTGATCCAGTTAGATATTTTAGTAATCCACATGCACGAATGCTTCTTGTACGTAGATCAACAGAAGAACTCAGAGAACTCATATCAGTAAGCAAGCAACTTTATCCACAGGCTGTTCCTGGTATAAGGTTCATGGAAAGAGATAAGACTTGGGTAGCCCCTAATGGTGCAACTCTCTGGATGTCATACCTCGACAGAGATGATGACGTTATGAGATACCAAGGACAAGCTTTTAACTGGATAGGGTTTGACGAATTAACTCAGTGGCCTTCAAGTTATGCCTGGTCATACATGCGTTCAAGGTTACGTAGCACAAAAGCCAGTGGTCTACCTCTTTACATGAGGGCAACGAGTAACCCAGGAGGACCAGGGCATCAGTGGGTAAAACGACACTTTATAGACCCTAACACTCCAGATCAATCTTTTTGGGCTACTGATGAAAATGGTGAAGTAATCTGTTGGCCTAAAGGACACACAAGAGAGGGTGAACCTTTATTTAAAAGAAAGTTTATTCCTGCTACGTTATTTGATAATCCCTATCTATCTGAAGATGGGATGTACGAGGCAAATCTTTTATCCCTACCAGAACATCAGAGAAGACAACTCCTTCAAGGTGACTGGGATATAAACGAGGGTGCAGCCTTTCCAGAGTTTAACAGACGTATCCACGTTATTGACCCATACGATATACCTAGTAACTGGACAAGATTTAGAGCTTGTGATTATGGGTATGGTTCTCACACTGGTGTAGTCTGGATAGCAGTTGTCCCAGGATCTGAACAGCTAATTGTGTACAGAGAGTTATATGTATCTAAGATAATAGCCACTGATTTGGCTGACATGATCCTGGACATAGAAAGTGGAGAAAAGATAAAGTATGGTGTGCTTGACTCTTCTCTTTGGCATAAACGAGGAGATACTGGTCCTAGTTTAGCAGAGCAAATGATTATCAAAGGTTGTAGATGGAAACCTGCAGATAGGTCAAAAGGATCTCGTGTAGCAGGTAAGAATGAAATTCATAGAAGACTACAGGTAGATGAGTTTACAGACGAACCAAGGCTTGTTATATTTTCTAATTGCGTTAATACTATATCTCAGCTTCCCTCTATTCCTTTAGACAAAAGAAATCCTGAAGACGTAGACACAAATTCAGAAGATCACTTGTATGATGCTCTAAGGTATGGTGTAATGACAAGACCAAGAAGCAACATATTTGATTTTGATCCTGTATCACAACGAACAGGTTTTCAAGCTTCAGACCCAACATTCGGATATTAAGGAATACTTATGGAAGAAGATGACATTATTGGAGGTGACGAATTATATATAGATGATTCAGATTCCTCATTTGTAGAAGATAAAAAAAGTAATGAAAAACTAGACGATCCATCTGTCGGTTCAGTAGTTGGTTTTGTTAAAGGAAAGTACTCTACAGCAGAAAAAGCTAGGTATTCTGATGAACAACGTTGGATAAAGTCTTATCAAAACTATAGGGGTATCTATGGACCTGATGTTCAGTTTACCTCCACTGAAAGATCTAGAATATTTATTAAAGTTACTAAGACTAAAGTTCTTGCAGCTTATGGTCAAATTGTAGACGTTCTTTTTGGTTCTAACAAATTTCCTATTGGTATTAACCCAACTATTATACCTGAAGGTGTTGCAGAGTCTGTTCACTTTGAAACAAATGATCAAGCAAGAAAAGCTAATGAAGAGTTAGGGGTTTCAGAAGAAGATCAAAAACTTCTCCCAGGCGAAACTATTATTGATTTACAAGAACGTCTTGCAGGTATGAAGCAAAAGTTAGAGCCTGTAATTGATCTTTTACAAGAAGGACCAGGTTCTACTCCATCACAAGTTACTTTCCATCCTGCTCTTGTAGCAGCTAAGAAAATGGAAAAGAAAATTCATGACCAACTAGAAGAATCAAATGCTAGGAAGCAGCTACGTACTGCAGCTTTTGAAACTGCTTTATTTGGCACTGGTGTTATGAAAGGTCCGTTTGCCGTTGATAAAGAGTACCCAAACTGGGACGAAGATGGTAATTACTCTCCTGTGTACAAGACAATACCACAGACTTCTTCAGTAAGTATTTGGAATTTTTATCCTGATCCTGATGCTAATAACATGGATGAAGCAGAGTACGTAATTGAAAGACATAAGATGTCTCGTTCTCAGATTAGATCACTTAAGAACAGACCTTACTTTCGTTCTAATGCTATTGATACTGCTGTAGAAATTGGTGAGTCCTACTCAAAAGAATGGTGGGAGCAAGTCATGGAGGATGCAGACCAGGAAACAAAAGCAGAACGTTTTAACGTCCTTGAGTTTTGGGGTTATGTAGACACAGACATTCTAAAAGATCATGATGTAGAAATTCCAAAAGAATTAAAAGACAAAGATCAAGTGTCAGTTAATATCTGGGTTTGTAATGACCAAGTTTTACGTCTTGTAATGAATCCTTTTACCCCTGCTATCCTTCCGTATTATGCTGTACCATATGAAGTAAATCCTTATAGCTTCTTTGGGGTGGGTATAGCTGAAAATATGGATGACACTCAAACCCTCATGAATGGTATGATGAGGATGTCGGTGGACAATGCTGCATTATCGGGTAACTTGTTAGTAGAAATAGATGAAACAAACTTGGCTCCAGGTCAAGACTTATCTATGTACCCTGGCAAAGTCCTACGCAGAATGGGGGGTGCACCTGGACAGAGCATTTTCGGAACCAAGTTCCCCAATGTATCTAACGAGAACATGCAGATGTTCGATAAAGCAAGGGTATTAGCAGATGAATCAACTGGCTTTCCATCTTTCGCACATGGTCAAACAGGCGTTAGTGGTGTGGGCCGTACTGCTTCTGGTATTTCTATGCTTATGTCTGCTGCCAATGGCAGCATTAGGACTGTCGTAAAAAACGTAGATGACTATCTACTTGGTCCTTTAGGTAAAGCATTCTTTAGCTTTAACATGCAGTTTGACTTTGATCCTGAGATCAAGGGTGACTTAGAGGTTAAAGCAGAAGGTACAGAGAGTTTAATGGCTAACGAGGTTCGTAGCCAAAGGCTTATGCAGTTTCTTGGTGTAGTACAGAATCCTGCACTTGCACCATTTGCAAAAATGGATTATATTATCAGAGAGATTGCAAAGTCTATGGATCTTGACCCTGATAAAGTAGCAAACTCAATGAGTGACGCAGCAATTCAAGCTGAAATACTTAAAAAGTTTCAAGCACAAAATCCACCTCCTGAAGTTGCGCAAGGTGCACCTGCACCTCAAGGTGCTCCACAGCAACCTCCTGCAGGAGCACAGGTCCAAGATACTCAAGGTTCTGGAGGAGGACAGGTTGGCACAGGAACAGCACCTCTACCAGGAGAGCAGGGTTTTACAGGTAATGTAGGACAAGCACAAGCATGAATTTAAAGCCACTTGTAAACGACAACAATTTATGGAACTCGTTTAACGAAGAAATAGATCGAAGACTTAACTACGTTCATATTCAAATGGAACAAACGATAAAGCAAGATGACTTATTTAGACTACAAGGTGAAGCAAGAGCATTTCGTAGATTAAAACTTTTGAGAGATGAAGTGAATGGACCAAAACCAGATTAGTGCTCAAATGGAAATGTTTGGTTACACTGCTGAAGGAGCACAGCAGGAAGCTGACAAGTTTGTAGGAGAGGCAGGAAACTTAGAGGAGGATATATCTAAGGCTGCATCTTTTATAGTTCCATTCTACGACTCAGGTGTAAACATAGCAAACGTTGCACAGGAGTACATGAAACCTGAACAGGAACGTGACTACGACTACATAAAAAGTCAGTTTACAGAAGCAGGTCAGAGTGCTGCAATAGAAGGTGGTCTACTTCTTATGGGTGGTGTTGCAGGTAAATACGGAGCCAAAGGTATCAAGGCTCTAGCTGATAAAGTAAAACAGTACGAGATAGATCCTACAGCAATGTCAGCATTTGGTGCAGGAGCTATCAGGAAAAAACAACGTTTTACACTAGATGATTTTGGGTACAAAGAAGACAATCCAGTAACTGAAGGTGTTGGAAAATCTGCAGAGGATTGGCTTTCTGAAAATATAGAATATGCCAACAAATCAAAAAATCTTCTAGATGGGGCAACCACAGCTTTTTTAGGAACTAATAAAGATAAACCTCTTTTTTTAGATACTGATCTTGTCTTTTCTTTAAAAGGAGCTAGAGATGAAGTTAGAAAAAAAGGAGATCCTCAGTACGACAGACTTAAAGAAACTGTAGATAAAGAAGGTTTTGACCCTAATCAAACTATTCTAATAGAGGTAAACCATAAAGGTGAAGCTTATATAGTAGAGGGAAACACTAGAGCAGCATTAGCAAAAGAGTTAGATGTTCCAAATATTAAAGCTGAAATTAGATATAAGAATGGGGCAGAGTTAGTAGACAGTCCTTTTTCTCCACAGAATATTATAGAGAAATCTTCTAAGATTAGTTACCCAGAAGCCCTAGCTATTAGTAAAAAGTTTGATGATGTAAATGTTCCTACTATAGAGGCAGCAGGTCTTACAGACGAAGCTATTGAAACATGGCGTAGTAAGAATGAGACACCTAAAGAATTTAGAGATTCTCTAAAAGGTAGAAATCCTGAATTACAAGCTCAAGCAAAACGTTTAGGCATAGCACAAGAGTTTGAACAGGGTGTTGGGGGTAGAGTTGCTTCTGGTATTTCTAATGTTGTAAGAGATACATATAGAAAACTAGCTGACGAATTAAGACCAATACGTAAAGTAAATAAAGTTCCTAAACCTGCTACCAATAAAGAAATTGTTAGTGCTCTTAACAGCCGACAAAGAACAAGCCCTATTATAGGTTTAAATCATGAGATACTAGAAAAAGATATTGTTGACGTAAGATTAAATATACCTGCTTATACTGATTATGATGTATGGATTCCAACAATTACACACAATAAAAAAGAAAAGTATAAAGCTGCTGTAAGAATACAAAATGTAAAATTTATACAGCCTGATTCTAGTGGTGTAAGAAAAGCACAAAGAGTTGCTCAAGGTGGTGAAAAGA